TTTCATAGATGATGCTGTACGTATCCACGTACCGAGGAGATAGTCCTTCTAACGCGACGATGATGGTTTGACCTCCTACGAGGTTGCAGTCCATTAATACCCGTGGACGGATGACTTTAGATAGTATTCGTTCATCCTGACTACTTCCAGACTGTTGCCATCCTGGAACATCTTCTTTAAAAACCACACGGAGGATCTCCGGTGGTATACGCATTGATACATCGTACAGTGCTTTTGCTAATATGTTCATATAGAGTATAAATAAATGTTAATTGATTACGAAGAGTATTTAAAACTGACTGCACAGATGGAGAACCGTAAAGAGTATATACTACAGTCTGCCACTGCGATCGCTGATTCAGCTGACCACATGGCACAGTGTGCTAAAGGACTAGTGCCATATCTGGTCTTTACGAACGGCATGGTCTCATTGAGGCTGTTAGATTCCACTGCACTGCTATCGACTACAGAACCCTGTATAGCCCTGCTGCCTATTTTAAAGACAATATCTCATTGATAGTACTGATAGTATCATACCGAAGGTCATCTGGTAGTACCCGTTCCAATACGTGAGACGCAGTGATGACCTTAAGATCTTTTTGAAGATGATTGATATAGACCCGGTTAGCACTAGCTGGATGGGCAGAGGATAGATCGATTAACCATCTCATGACTTTTAACCGTGCTAAGATCTCAGCCCATCTGACTTGATATGTTTGACCTAGATCAGGCATGAGTAGTGGATACGGTGCAGTGATACTGGGCACATTAGCTAGATATGTTAGATACTGATATTTAGACCGATGGAATATATTCAAGACTACCTGCAACATACGGTCTAGCTTTGCTTCATATTTGACGATTCTAAAAGGATGTCTAAACAACGGTGAGGACATCGGAGCACCGTGATGTAGCGCGATCATTCTATTGGATATTACGATATCTAGATGCGACCACAGCATCTGTGGCAGTATATACTGCATGATGAATGTAGACGGTGCGTCAGTCATACCAGATCTAACCTGATGGATGGTCCATCGTCTGAACTGGTATAGCAACATCGGTATATCGATCGTGATGACGGCTAGACCTTCAGCAGTGGATTGACGCCGACCACATGGTAACAACATCTCTAGGTCGGTGATTGGATGGTCTAGGACCTGTACAGACCGCAGTGCCGTCCAGTCTGCTACGGCATAAGGATTGAAATACTCCTCACGATACATCAATACCTCTGATACCCCTGGACCATAAAAGGTACCAGGGTGTATCTTACCGACCTGTGTATCTGCTGTTAACATAAAATGTTTAGCTATGTACGGTGCACGGGCAGTCACGATATCCATGAACCGATCTAATGGCAACTCATGGGATACTGTCCCAGTAGTCAGTATCCTCAGCAGCAGATGCTGAGAGTCTAGGTTTTTTACTCTGGACTGGTAATATCTAATGACGGTCTGAAGTTCTCTCTGATATATCCGACGTACCAGATCAAATCCAGGCGGAACGATCAAAGGAACGTTCAATATAGGTTGAGATTCAAATAGTTCATACATGGTGGATGCTCGGTGTGTGTTTAATTCATACGATATCCATATAGTATGACTGAGATGTCGCACTAAGAAACGGAAGTTTCTTAGACCATCCCATACCGTCCCGTTCCGAGATGCATTTCAGGCATATATACTTTAATTGATACTACTACCAGTATTGGGTGATATCTACATCACTATATAGAGTATCATCAATCCATCGAGTTCAGCGGTTTCTGAACATCTTCCATATACCAGGAGTATACACATGGCTATTAAAGGCGCAGCATACACAGCACCGATTTCATCAGTACAACAAAACGCTAACACCCAACAGCAAGCAGCTGGCGGTCCTAGCGCAGCACCACAACGTCCAGTAATGGACTTCCACTCAGGTGGTTTGTTTGGCTCACCAATCGCCCGTTCATCAGGTTCTGACTACTATAACAAGTTGAAAAACGCGTTGACAGAGATCTACAAAAATGCCAACGAAGGCAGCATCGTAGATATCATCGATTTAGACAACACGTCTGAACCAGCGTTGATGTTCTCTAGTATGATTGTAACCATCCGTTACAAACATTCACCTGAGTTCGGCGTAGCCTATCACGTACTACTGTTAGAAGCAACAGGTGATAAAATCACACCATTGATGGACAACACCAATGGCATGCAGATCGAGATCTTACGTGTCGCCGGTGATGCGATGGATGGGGTGTTGTTCGATTTAGCACGTGATCGTGTACAACGTACTTTCCCGAACTACCCGATCTTCTTAGTAAACGGCTGTGTAGTACCAGCAGCATTCAACCCTGAAGATCAGTACGCAGTATACCGACTAGCTCTCAATGCAGGTTTAGCTGGTGGTACTGAACTCGCGATCCGTGATCCTAACTTCCAGGATCTCAATCTCCAACCTATCGTGGGTGATTCAAATCTATCTGTGAACCTTGGGTTTAACAAATCACAGATCGAAGATGCAGTCGGTCAACCTATGCGTTCAGATGTGTTGATTAATTTCTCATCTAAACGTGACAACAAAGGTCGTAACCAATCTGAACGTCAGTCTGCAAGTTTGAATGCTGGTAACCAAGAAGTCAAGATCTCTGAAGCGTCATGCTTCATCGACTTGTTATGGAATCCAGGTCAGCATCAGCACAACGCCTTTGCACCGCAAATGCAGGTAGACACACGTAAATACGTGCCACGCCTCGTCATCACTAACCTAGTGAGCAACTCATGCTACTCTATCGGTTCAGTGTTGTTGGCATTGGCGACGACAGTCAACCTTCGTAATGCCGATCATTGGTACCAAGCTTTCAAACCAGTGACCTATGCAGATCGTGAAATCGATATGTGTGACATCGGTGCGCTGAACATTGAAGCTAATCTCTTCAATGAACCATCAGCTAACGGTTATGGTACTAGAGTCAAAACGAAAGATGACACGTTCAAACTCGACGATTTAGGTCAGTTCCTACGTGCATTAGTACGTGAAGGTATGATCGTATCTTTGGATTGCCCTGAAGCTGGTCCACAAACATGGTATACGTCGATCTTTGCAGCAGCATCAGCAAACTCACAAGATGCGTATAACATCATCATCAACGCAGCTAACCAGTTGACCAACAACAACTTCCAAAGACATTTCACAGCGGGTACTGCGATGTTCTCTGATTTCAATAACCGTATCCATAACGGTTACTGGAGAGATAAAAACGGTGCACATCGTGATCTACGTGACTTCGATCATTTGGCAGTATGTAACCTCGTAGGTGATCGCAATCCACAGTTCATCCGTGATTGGTCTGATACGTTCTTACGTACGACATTCCCATTAGCACAGCGTTTAGCTGCACGTAAAAAGATGATCATGGCGTTGTCAGGTGAGACTGCAGTGTTCACCGGGTTCTCACAACGTGTGACCTTCTCAGCGGCGTTTCTGATGGCGTTAGATTCAGCGATTGCAGATACTGGTATCTCAGTAATGATCACGACTCCACTATCTGCATCAGACTTCAACAACCTCCGTGGTGAAGCAGACTTCGCTAACACAGCGTTGTTCCAACCATCACAATCCTTCATGTCAGTCGGTGCTAGATCACACCAACCACACTTGAATCAACAGTACCACCAATACAGATACGGCTAAGCGTCATAGAACCTGCATACGGACCTATCTCAGGTCCGTATGCAGTACCGTATATATTTTTATTGGAGTATGACCATGATATACCAACAGCTAGTCAATTTCAACCATGCATTCAATGCGTTGAAGTCCCCGCCGATCATCATCAATGATCTCGTCAACAACTCAGAAGAAGATCGAGAGATCATACGGGAACTCATCACGTCACGATATACCGGTGACATGGTATCGCTGCTACCATCATGTAGATGTGGTGAGTCTAAAGGAGAGTTCAGTATCGGTATTCAGTGTGCAGCATGTGGTACAACAGTCAAATCTACACTAGAAGATGAGATCGAACCCGCTATCTGGTTCCGTCGACCCTCAGGTGTAAACCGACTCATCAATCCACATGTCTGGACTATGCTGAAGAACCGGTTTAAGAAATCCGGATTCAGTGTAATACAGTGGATATGTGACACTACGTATCGACCTAATGTCAAAGTACCGGCAGTCATACAGAAACTAATCGATGCAGGTATCCCTCGTGGGTACAATGCATTCGTAGATAACTTTGATCAAACCATGCAGTATCTGTTTGATATGAAGGACTTCCAGTTGAAAAAGGGACAGATCGACTATCTACGGGATCTACTAGCAACACAACGAGCGATATTGTTCTCAGACTACATCCCACTGCCTAACAAATCACTGCTCATCATCGAGCATACGAATCTAGGTGTATATGTAGATCCGATCATCGTAGGAGCAGTAGATGCTATTGAGATGCTGGTATCGATCGATACATCGTTCCATGATCAAACATCTAGAGTCAAGGAGAACCGTACGATCAAAGCTGTATCTAAACTGGCTGAGTTTTATGAGCATTACTTCAAATCCAACCTAGCACCTAAGCTAGGGCAGCTTCGTCGACATATCTATGGTACTCGTACTAACTTTAGCTTTAGAGCTGTGATTTCATCTATGACGGATACACATGACTATGATGAGATACATGTACCATGGGGTATCGGGTTAACAGCTTTTAGACCGCATCTGCTAAATAAACTAGCACGGCTAGGATATGATAACAACTCAGCAGTAGGGATGTTACTATCACATGTAGAACAGTACCATCCATTGTTGGATCGATTGCTGCAGGAGCTGATTACAGAGACACGGGGAGGAGGTGGTATCTCCTGCATATTGCAAAGAAATTAGGTACACGTTGCATGAAAGTCTAATAGTATGGTAATATCACCATTATAGAGGATTTAATATGAGACACATTAGTTTACCAGAAGTCATTACACACACCGGAATCACTTTACGTAAAGTACCACTGTTCCCTAATACATACGCTGGGTCAAATGGAGACATATACTTATTAAACTTCCATGGGGAAGTAATAAAGACTGTTAAAGTTAAATGGCGTACTACTAAGGGATACTATATATATGCAAGCATCTTGACAGATAGCTTTAGATTTGTCAAGAAGCCTATACATAGATTAGTTGCATTGGCGTTTCACGGCATGCCTGAGAACATTAACACATACGAACCAAATCATATCGATGGAGATAAGCTCAATAATCGTCCAGATAACTTAGAATGGATGACACATAAGCAGAATATCCAGGATGCATATGACAGTGGGTTATGTACCCAGGGTTTAAGGGTAGAGGCGTATAATAATGAAACTGGTGAAGCATTGAAGTATAACTCTTTAAGTAAAATGGCCAGAGACTGGGATATCCCTAGACATCAGCTTAGAGATATAATATCATCGTATAGAGATACTTCGTATAATGGATGGACGTTTGTAATTGATGATTCGAAAGATAAGAAGATTACAAGGCATCAAGCTGTTCCAGTTATATTCAGAGACTATACTACCGGTGATGTTACCATTGTAGAGGATTATACTAAGGCTTCAGAACTAACTAATGTTAAAGCTTCTACTATCGCATATAGGGTTAAAAGTAACAACTATTGTTTATTGTCTAAATATGTATTTAAACGACTAGATGATTTAACCGTATGGCCTGAATATACAGAAGATGAAGCAATTGCATCAGATGTAACGTATAGACGTCCAAAGACCGATAGTAGGGATCTTATTTCAAATGCAACGTGTTAGGTTTCCTTCCGCGGTAACGC